ATGGCGAAGGGAAAGGGGCAGCTCACGGCTCGCGGCTTGGCCGCTCTCGCGGCAGGAGAATGGGCGAACGACGCAGCCACACATGGCGCTGGGGTTCTGCAGGCGCGCAAACTCGCTTCCGGCGCCATCAGCTTCTACTACCGCTATACCGGCCCAAACCGTAAGCAGGATCGCCTCTCGCTGGGTAGCACCCTGACCTTGGCCGAGGCCCGCGCGAAGGCCGCCGTGCTGGCTCGCCGCTATCAGGCTGGCGAGCGCGACTTGCGTGGCGCCCTCCTGGCCGATGAAGCCACGGCGGCGCGCGAAGTGGCATTGGCCAAGGCTGCATTATCGGCCCGCAGTTTAGCCACCCTTGGCGCCCTGATGATGGCCTACGCCCAGAGCCTGGAGGATGCCGGCAAGGTGTCCGCCGCCGCCACGCGCGCGTCCATCAAGCGCCACATCGAAGAGCCATGGCCGGCGCTGTGGGCACGCCCCGCGTCCGAACTCGAGCTGGATGATCTGCTCCCAATCCTGTCCCGCATGGTGCGCGGCAAGAAGCTGCGCGAGGGCGGCAAGATCCGTTCGTACCTGCGGGCCGCCTATGCGGCGGCGATCGCGGCCAAGCAGGATGCGGCTGCCCCTGACGCACTGCGCGTGCTCAACGTATCTAGGAACCCCGCGCGCGACCTTGCGACCTTGGACAGCGGGCAGCCGCGCGACCGGGTGCTTTCAGTGGCGGAGCTTCGCGCGTACTGGCGCAGGATCGAGGCCATACCCGGACGGCAGGGCGCGCTCCTGCGCTTCCACCTGCTGACCGGCGGCCAGCGCATCGCGCAGTTGATCCGGTTGCAGTGGTCAGATCACGCTCACGACGCAGACACCGGTATCGCGTCCGTGCGCCTGCTCGACATCAAAGGCCGGCGCCGGCTCCCCCGCGTGCACCTGGTGCCCTTGCTCCCACAGATGGCCATGGATCTCGCCACCTTGCGCGGCGGTGGTGACGGGCCACACCTGTTCTCGCTCACAGCCGGGAAGACGCCCGCCACCTATGACGAGCTGCGAGGAATCATGGACCCGGTCGTGGCAAACATGGTGACCGCAGGTGAGCTGGCTTCGCCGTGCACGCCGGGTGACCTGCGCCGCACGGTAGAGACGCGCCTGGCCGCGCTGGGAATGTCCGAAGAAATCCGTGGCCACCTCCAGTCCCACGGCCTGAGCGGCGTCCAGAAGCGGCATTACAACTTCTTCGAGTACGCCGCAGAGAAGCGCGCCGCTGTGGAGGCGCTGTTCGAACTCCTCACCGGTGCAGGCGCCGGAGCCTACTACTGATGAGTGCCACCCAAGCACGAGATTCATAAAAAAGGCCCCGCTCTCGCGGGGCCTCTTCGTCTCAATTGCAACCGGATCAGCAGTTCACAGCGGCTTCCGCCGCGCAACGAGCAATGGCGGCGTCCAGGTGAGCATCAATGATGTCGAGCTCGGCGTTGATTTCGTTTGCCAGAGCAGCTAGATCGGTCCTGTTCTTCGGCTGCGCTAGTGCGTACAGATCAAAGTTCAGGTAGGTGCCGTTCATTCTAATTCTCCAGTTGGTGTCTCTTTGCTTTCCAGGGAGGTGATCACCGAGAGTGCGCGCGCAACTCATCGATAACTCTTTCATAGCCTTCCTCGTCCTTGGCCGACAGGGCCAGCGAGAGTGCCTTCATTTTCAAAATACATTGGCGAATGTTGATGGCTGTCATCGCCTCTTCGGGCTTCAACAAGCCACTGTCTACCATCTTATTAAGGACGAAATCGACAGTTGCAAATGCCTGCAAAACTTCCGGAAGAGTTGGGTTCAGATTGGCATTAAAATGAACGAACCCGAAACTCTCGTGCGCCTCGAGCAGCTTGTTGGCTTGGCCGACCACGCGGGCCCACACGTCCGCCAACACTTCTTCCAAATCTACAACTACCGTCGGACCGGTGGGTCCCCCCGTACCATCGCTCATCGGCTTCAAGCATCCTGTGCTAACGACCATAACGGCCGCGTGTATGAAATCTTTCGCCTTCGTGGCGAAAGGCCTTGCCTTAAGCTTGGCCGCGGATGTTGCCGGAGAATTTGGCCGTTGACTAGTGCTTAAGGGCTTTGAGCCATAACACGTTCAAATTTAACATTCAACGGAACTAGATTTCAAGCAAAAACAGTCACTTAGCCACGACCCGCTAGGCTTAGACGAAGCTGAACCGGCCGCCAAGAGTGCCGCTTTTAACCGGTTCTGCGTCTCAATGGATTCTGATACCCCCCGTATCAGATGGAGACGTCAGATCTCACTTGCCGTCCGTCGGCGACAAGAGGCAGCTTTCCGTCCCCGGGCTGCTTGCCGCCGATACGCATGCGGCTTGATCATTCCCAAAATAGTCTAGCCGGTTGGCGATTCCGTCGAACCGCGCGGCCTCGACGCGGAGCCGGTCAGCGCCGCGCCGGCGTGCCGCCCTCGCCCGCCAGTCGCCACTGTGATTCCTGTCCAGGTCGTCGGCCTGCTGCCATAGCGAAGCCGCCCGCGCGCGCGCACAGCGCGCCTTACTCATACTCTTCTGATCCATACAACTACTGTCGCCGCCGACGGTCGCACGCGCCGATACGGAGACAACGGCGGCTGACTCGCGCCGCTACAGCTTCGGGTTCGGGATTGCGTCCAGGCGTCTTTGCTGCCGTATCTCGGTGCGGGAGAGCTTGCGGACCGGTTCGTCGTTCGCCGCCAAGAGCGTGGCAGCCTCCTTCAGCGGCAGCCCTTCCAACACCCGCGCGGCGCACCACCGCTCCGCGTACCTCTTACCCTGCCGCACGCTGGCCGCCCGCACCTCCTTGTTCTGCCAAAGTTTCCTGCAGGACAGGACGACACGGACGCCATGGGGACCAGGCTGCACGCTGGCGATCTGACGATTTCCCCACCACAGACCCCAGTGGTCGCCGTGTTGCACCCAGCCTTGAGGCTGAGGGGCGGTCTTGAAGCCAGTAAATACGGAGGGCGGGAGCATACGCGCAGGATACGGACCGGGGTCTCAGATTCCGCGACGGCGCGTCAGGGCCGGGTGCCGGCCGGGCGCTGCTCAGGCACGCCAGCACCCGCGCTGAGCCGCCTGTGCCTCTCGGATCCCGCCTGGCTAATGTGCATCGACATCCCAACAACGTCAGTGCCCCCCACCCCGTCAATCCTTCCCCAATTGATCGGCAACGACCCTCAGAGAGGCGTCGCCGCCGACCGATACTCTGGTCGAACCGGCTCGCATTCCTGAGTCCCGTTCAGTTAAGGTGTTATCTCCCACGAGCTGCGACGGCTCGACGCGAGAATTCACTGAGGGCGCTGCGATGGCCAACACCGGGCTTTTTTACCTGTACGAGGTCGAGAGCAGTCCGGGCGAAGCGCTTGGAGAGAACTGCACTGGGGTCAAGGAAGTGCGGGCTGAATGCATGATCTGCAGAACGGCTTTTGCCGCGTCGGAACCCCCGACGCTCGTCAACATTCCCGGTGGAGGAGCAAAGTTGCAGTGCCCAGGATGCGGAGTGCATCAGGCGATCGCTGCAGCTAGATTCGCCGAGTTTGCGGAGCGATTTCCGGATGGAGCAGCAGGCGCGGCTCCCGATTTCATGCCACTCGCTGTCGATAAGCGCCGCAGTCCGTCATAGCCTTTTGGAAGCCGCCGCACCCCTTCGGTGGAAGACGTTGCTTCTCATCACGCTCTGGGGCCAGCACCGGTATCGGCGACCACCTCAATAATCTGCTTGGCGAGGCCCTCCGCAGCGAGCAGCGCATCAACACAGGATGATGCCTTCCAGTTGAGTGCCGCTGCTGCGACCCCTTCAACTTTGATGGATAGCAATGTCCACTCGGTGCTCCCGTCGCAAGTTAGCTCAGCCGAGTATTGATGACCGTCAATGGAGAGCTGTACGGTATAGGATCCGTTGTGGGGATCTTGATACGTCACCGGCTTTGCCCCGTGTACTTTTCCGTACAGTCTGCACATGCCGTCGCTGGTCATCAAGTCCAAGCATGAAGCGCCGCCCGCCGATCGAAAGAGGCGGTCTACTGCTTGCCACCGAGCCCCGGCAGGTGCCCTCGGGAGATCAGACGCAGTGACCTATCAGGAGTGAGAGGTCACTGCCGATATCTATCAGGCTCGTTTAAGCAGGATTTTCATTCACCGGCGGCCCAACAATCACGATTCCACCACCGCCACCGCCACCGCCACCGCCACCGCCACCAATTGGCCCAGTGTTTCCACCGCCTCCACTCCAGCCGCCACCGTCACCCCCACCCCCGCCACCGGAGCTCGGCGGCTGCTGAGTCCCAGGGATGGGCTGAACGCACACAGTGCCCGCCAAACACAGGACGTTCGCCTCCTCCTTGGATCCGTCGGCCCATGTGACTACGATTTTGCTCCCCGGCGGCAAAGACGTCGCTCCATGCGTGGTCCGGTACATGCCAGCCAGACCTAAGAGACCGGCGATTCTAAGCTCGGACATTTCATAAGCCGACAATCCCTGCGCTGACTGCACTTGATTGTAAGGATAAGAACCCGCGTTGATTGTTACCGTGGCGGCAACAGCAGCAAAAGCAACTAAAGCCAATCCAACAATGCTCCATTTCGCCTTCTTGGAAACCTGGTTCATCTAAGCTCCTTTAAGTTGATTTCTTCCTGACAACTTCCTGTACTTCAACTATCGCCTTATCTAGCGATTCCTGCTGGCCTGCGGGAACGGCATTGGTCCTGATGGCATCCTCAAACCCAGCCGTCCCGCATATGCCTGTATTCATGCAGAGAGAATCCATACGAAAAGACCCTGTGCCGCAGTCGGCGCCCATCCGGCACGCCACTATGCCCCAGGCGTAATTTGCATAGGGCCCAGTAGACACCGACTTGAATTCCGCGAGGTCAGCCGATTCTGGGGCCATAGCCAGCAAGTCACCGAGGGCGAAAATCGCTTCAGGGTCTGCGGAATTGACGGCGTCACGAGCGATCGCCTGATAGTCCCCGGGCTTGAGAGAAGTCAGATTTGCGGAAGCGATCGCGATCTTCGAGTACGTATCGCCTTGACGGGCGGCGCGCTCAAACCAGTTCGCATAGGCTACTTGCGGAATCACCTGACCGCCATCGACGTCAGCGCAGGTTGCCGAAAATCGCTTCTTAATATCATCGTAAGCGCCTTCCGGCTCCCCACGCATACGCGCAAAAGTGTCCAGCATGGAATACACGTTTGAAGGCGAAAGACTGAAAACGGAACAACGCTGGTAGAGGTTCGCCAAGTCGCGCTGTGCGACGACGTCGCCCGCTTCGGCGCGCGCAAGAAGCTCTGAAAATCTTTCCGCCGCCACCTTGGGATCGGCGCTCCAGAGGCTCGACTCTGTTGCACCGTATGAGCCTAACGAGCCAGATGCAGCAGCTACGCGCACGGGGATGGCGTGCTCAGCCTCACTAGTTGCGGGTGCCCCGGACGATGCGCGTGTCTTGTAAACACTGAGGGCAAACCAAATAGCTCCAGCGGCAAAGATGACGATCGTTGACCAAGTTAGAACTTTACGAAGTTGTGACATCCGTCTTCCTGACTAGAGCCTGAACTTAGGCGATCGTAGCATGATCGAATTGGAAGTTTCGGCCCCACTTTGGATGTCCCGAGGTGTGCCGCCGCGCTCGCGACCATCCAGCCGTGCTCCGCCCGGCAACAGGAGAACCACAGCACCGAAGCGCCGAAGCGCCGAAGCGCCGAAGCACCTTCAAGAGCATCACCGGCGACAGCACTTTGCTGCCGCGGACACGACCGAATGCCGATGTGGCTGACGGGCGGCCAGACCGATGAGTGGCTGGCCGCCAGGCCCGATGATGCGATGGCGATGCTGCTGGCCAGCAAGCCAACGGCAATGGAAGCCTCTTGCGTCAACCCGGCGGTGAAGACGCGGCAGAGCAACTCCCTACTCGGCCATGGACTTGATCAGGCAGCGGCCAGATCCTGATCCTCCTCCGCGGTAAAAGCATAAACCTTGCCCACCGTCAGCGCGCCGGCATCTGCAGGCGAGACGGTCAGGTTCAACTGGGGCACACCCGCTTCGACGGGAACGAAGTTCAGCATGATCGCACCGGGCTGGTCCGCGGTTTCCATCTTCATTTGCAGCTTTGCACGAAATTTCATGGATATCTCCTGGTTGTGCGGCGACTAGAACGCTGGTCGCCGCGTCAGCGGTTGGAACTAAGCGGCATGGCCGCCTATGGCTCTTCGGTACTGACCACTGCGATGGTCTGGTTCTCGATCTGCGGGATCGCCTGGGTGGTGAGGGAGCCCTCGTAGATGAAGCCCTGATAGGTAGACCCCTGCTCGGTCGCGGTGAATGAGCCGCTGCAGGTGAAGTAGTACTGCTGCTGCCATCCGCCGTTGGGCAACTGCGGAATGCCAGCGTCACGATCGTGATAGGTGTTGCTGACCAATACGGGGGATGCCGGAAAAGCCTGCTGGGAAACCAACTCCAAACCTGCACCCGAGTTTCGACGTAGGCGTAGAACGGTGCTGGTCACGATTGCTGGCGGCGGCGGCTCGTTGCTCGAGGACCGTCCGTCATACCAGGCGGTATAGTTCGGGGAGAACGTGCTGAACGATGCCACCACCACCCGCTGTTTACCGTGCGCCGCAAAAGGACCGACCTCGACGTACGGATTGGGGGCGGTGCTGCTGGTGCGATTGGCGTTCTTCCAGATGCCTGCCGACAGCGAACCGCCCCAGTAGGCGTTGCCGTTTACATCCATCCACATCGTGGCATTCATCTTGTTGGCGGCGCCGGCACCCACGTTCGGGCCGAAGTAGTCCATCAGGTCGCCGCTGCCAAAGCCGGTGCCGATGATCCGCTGCGAGTTCCCCTTCCATACGCGGATGTAGCCATCGCGCATCTCGATGCCTTCCGGCTGGTTCGGACTGAGGATCTGAAGAACATTCGCCAAGATCTTCATGTCGACGACCTTGCCGTCGTTCTTCGTGACCATGCCGCCGGTCAAGCCGTCGGCCGTGACGTAGAGGCTGTAGCCAGCCAGAGTCTCACCTCCACCCGCCGAGTACGGGGAGGGGCCAGTCTGCCCCTCTCGCATCTCTTCCAGCATCGGCTGGAAGATCCAGAAGTAGTTGCCCTCGTTGTTGCTGAGGCCCAGACCTCTTAGATAGAACCCGACCCTTGCATAGACTGCGCTGGCCGGCGCCACCATCGACGCGCTCAAGCGCTTCATCCTGTCCAGCGTTATGGGCGGGCGGACGTTCGTGGCATCCGCTGGACCGGAGTACTGCTCGCCAACTGTGTTGCCGTTGGCATCCCTGAAGGAAATCAGGATAGCCAAGCCCACCCGGTGGCAATTGATGTATGCGGAAAAGCAGTAGCGCTTGCCAGCCACAACGGGCACGGGCTGTTCGTCACCGGCCCAGAACTGGGTGTTCAAGGCAAGATTCGAGGGTGCAAATCCACCGAAATGGACCAAGCCAGGCGGGGCCCACTCCGGCCCGGCGACCAGCCCAAGTTCGTGCCACGTGCCGTTGCCAGAGTTCCACCATCCCCAACCGCGACGCCCATCCTTGAACAACGTATTGGAGAGCAGATTGCCGCCACCGGTCATCGTGTCTTTCACCATCGCCGTGAGCGTCTGCACCACGCTGGTGTCTGCCTTGCCGGCCACGCTTGCGCCTACCTGGTTGACCTGCTGGCCGAGTGCGGTGATTTGCCCCCCCTGCTGGGTGACCGTCGTGGTTAGGGCGCTCAGCCCGGTGGCCGCAGCATCGGCAGTCGTTTTCGCGCCGTGGGCATCCGTCACGTCCTGCCAGATCACGTTGTCGATCAGCAACGCAACATTTTGCGGCGTCTGCCCGTTGCGGCCTTGGATAGCCACCCAGAGCTGGGCTTTCACCGTTGGATTGCTGATAGTCACGTAGCCAGAGATCTTGGTCCAATTCGCCAAGGCGTCCATACGCTGCGTGCCCGTGGTGGGAGCGGAATACCACGCCCGCGCGCCAGCCGAATTGACGCCGCTCACCCCAATCGAGTAAGTCGTGCCGCCCGGAGCGACAGCATCTGGGTCGTTCTTGAGCCAGGCCTCCACAAAGTAGACGCGACCTTCGTTGGTGAGGATCTCCGGCCCGAAGTAGACGTCGGTGTTTGTGTTGCTCGGAGCACCCGTGCGCAGTAGGCGCGCCGCCCGAGCACCGACGTAAGCCCGCGCCCCCGCGGAGCCGGCGATTGCTCGAAGCGCACCGGTCGAGGACTGGGATATAAGCGCGTCGGCCGCATGTCCCTCGAAGCCTGCATCGATCATGATGTTTGCACCCGCCTGCTGCGTGGCGGTGAGCTGCGCGTTCACTGACGTGATCGCCTGCCCCTGAGCGGTGGTTGTTCCCTCCAGGGTAGTGACCTTGCCTGTAAGCGTACTGGTCGCCGCCGCATTCGCCTCTGCAGCCAGCTGGTCAGTTACATCATAGAGTTCGACGCTATCGACACGCACCACCGCGTTGTTGGGATAGTTGTAGACCCACAGGCGCACGGCCCCGATCGTGGAATCGACGGCTTCGAAGTCGACGGAATATGTGGCGAAGCTTGTGGTAAGCGTCAGTTGCTTATCGCTGTAGCCCACAGCGAGGGTTTCTCGGTTCTGGCGCTGCAGGCGCAGCATCAGGTTCATGGCACCTGACACGCCCATTGCGCGCACGATTGCGCGGTATCGCCTTGCCCCACGGTTGGGAATCCACTGTGCATCCATCGCGCCCAACGCAGGGTTCGACGACGTGGTACGTGTCATCGTTACGCCAGGGCGGTTATCGCCAGCTGTGTCACTCCACACCGGAAATGGCGTCTGCAGCAACCACCATTGCAGTCCAGCAGCAAAGTCGCTGTTCGGCACCAGGTTATCACCAAGCGTGCGTAGACCATCCAGCTTGGCATTCACCGTGGTCACCGCCTGCCCCTGCGCGGTGACGTTACCCTGCAGCGTAGTCACCGTGCCGCTCAGCGTACTGGTCGCCGCGGCGGCAGCGGCAGCAACTGCCGCTGCCTCTCCGACACTCGGCACCCACTGGGTAGCCACGTCGCCTTGTTGAAGCTGCGCGTTGTCGATGTCGAGCTGGAGCGCGGCAGAGGTCGGCCCTCCGATCACGCGATATATGGCGCGGACCAATGCAGCGTTCTCGGCAGCTACTACTGGATTCATTACAAAGCGCTGGAATGTGTCGCTGAGAGTGAAGTCCTGCGACACGGTGTTCAATCCCGAGGCACTACCCGCAGTAAGGAACTGCACGAACATGCGTAGCGTTGCTCCGGGTGTCCCTTTTGCCCATACCGAGTTGACGTACTTCTGCCCCGCCACAGCCTTGGGCCGCATCGATGTGGCCGGTTCGACGCCAACATACTGGCCAGAACCCACCAGCGTCGCACTGACGCTCACGAAACGGCCTGACCCCGGTAAGGGGCTATTGCCGTAGCTCACCAAGGTTGCGCCACTGGAAGACGTCTGCCAGTTGGGAAGGAGCGAGGCTTGGTTATTGCTTGTTTCAAAACTGCTGTCGGAGAGCAGGTTGTCGCCACCTATGTTCTGCAGGCTGGCACTGACGTTGGTTAACGCGGTGCCTTGGCTGGAGACAGTGCTGCCAAGCTGGGTGACTTTCCCGTCCAGCGAGCTCATCGCGGCATTGCTTGCCTTGCCGGCCACGTCCGCCTGAACCTGCGTCAGCGCGCTGCCATGTGCGACTAGCGTTCCCTCGATCACTCCCGTCCGCGTGGTGATGGAAGACAAGCCCGATGCGGTGGAAGCAATCTGCTCTTCGTCGGTGACGTCCACGAGTTCGAAGTCATCGACGAGGACGTAGCCAGCGGTATTGCGAAGGCCAGCAGAGAGGCGGAACCGTACTGTCCCTTCTGCGATGGTGAAGACGGCCTCCACCAACGTCCAGTTGATCCAACCCGAGTTGTAGACGCGCGCCCACAGCAATACTTCCGTGCCATCAGTACGAACGGCACCCACGCGGATCTTGGAATTGTCGGTGTCGCCCACGTAGTCCGCGCTGACCTTTACCCAAGCCCGCAGCCGGTAGCGCCGCCCGACTTTGACCTCAATCCCCTCGTTCAGATTGGCCTGCACTGAGGTCACCACACCGAATGGGATGCTGGTGCCTTTCAGGCATTTCCCACCACCACGCCCCTCCGTGGCGCTCACCGCCCATGCACCCGGCTGCCCGCCGGAGACCTGCCAGCCGGCGAGATCGTTGACCAGGTCGCCGTTGATTACCAAGTTGAGGCTCCGGCTCATCGCCGCGCGCAGGTCCGATGACAGCCTGGTCGTCGCTTGTGCATTGGACTGGTCCGCCGCCGCCATCGCGTCCTGCAGGGTCGTCACCGAAGCGCTCGTGGCAAGGCCTCCGGTGCCGGCAGGCATCCGGGCCTCCATGGTCCCGATGCGCTGCACCTGCACCTGGTCAGCGGTGGCGCGGGCCTGCATCTCCTGATACATCAGGCCGCTGGTGAGCTGGGCCGGATCGGATCCGGTGTACTGGCCACGCATCTGCACACCCAGCGTGGTGACACTCTGGGCAACGACCTGGTCTGCCTGCTGCAGCGCCGTCTGCACTTCCTGGACTTCGGCTACTGATGCCCCAGGCGTGGGACGACCGACGGCCACGTAGTCGTAAAGGATGTAATCGTTTGCCGTCTGCGCCACCGTCAGATCGAGACGAACCTGACGAACAGGGCTGGCACCGTTCCACGGGATATTGTCGATGTCTACCGTGGCAATACCGTTCGCATCGAATGATGGTTGCGCGATGGTGGATGACTTGGCAGCATTGAATGTGGCATCAGCATCGGTCGTCCACCACACTGTGCCCTTCCACACCGGATTTCCGACCTTGCGCATCCGCAGCTTGATGAAGCGATATGCCGCACCGTCGATCGCCAGTGACGTGGGTGATGTGATGTATGCGTTGCTGTTGTTGAAAGGACGCAGCCAACCTTCAACAATGGTGGGATTTCCGCCGTTGCTTGCCCAGCCTTCAATAGCGCTGTCGAAGTACCAGATTTTCTTCTTGTCGAACTGCGTTCCGCTGCCCGCGGCGACACTGCCAATCTGCTGCGCCACCGACTCGAACTGCGACTGCGTCGTAGTGGCCAGGTTCTCGACAGCTGCCACGCGCTCGGTCTTTTCGTTGAGCACAGCATTGGCGCGATCGATCTTTTCCTGAGCCAATGCCTTGCTGGTGGTGCTCAGGTTGTCTGCCACCTGCTGCACCGCCGCGACGCGGAGACCGGTCTCCTGCACCAAGTTGGCATTGACCACGGCAAGATCGCGCGCCCGCGCCGCTGCCTCGCTGGCGTCGGCCAGCACGCGATCGAGAGTCTCTTTGTCCAGTTGGCGCTGCTGCTCCACCTGCTTGCGGGTCTGCTCCTCCAGATCCTCCTTCAGATCACCGATCACCTCGCCGAGGTTGGCCCGCAGTGTCTTCTGGACCACCCGACTCGCCTCGGACAGCGCGCCGGAGGTGTTCCGAGACCGGCATGCAAAGGTCCAGTCGCCCGCCGGGGGCAGAACCGCCTCGAAGGCGGCAACATGGTATCCGTCGTCGCCCAGCGGGGTCATCTGATCCCAAGCTGGCGCGGCCACTTTGCCGGCGCTGTAGCGGATCTCGACACCTGCGAAGTCCGCGGACTGCACGGTTTCGTTCAGGAAGCCCCAGGTGTACCGCCGAACGCCGCCGCTGATTTCGGCCACGTCGAAGACGTCGACCAGGACTGGCGGTACATCTGCACCACGCGTTGCGTACATCGCGGTAACCGCGACGCCGGCATTGCCTTCGGGGCTGTACGGCCGAACGGTGATCGGGTAGACCCCTGCCTGAGGGATACGCCAGGTCGCGGTGCGCGTGCGGGTGGCGGCCACCTGCTCAAGCTCGCTGTTCCGATCCAAATCGGACAGGACAATAGTCTCGCCCACTGGACCGGATACATCGAAGGTCGCTGAGAGCTCAGTGAAGACAGTATCGCCCTGCACGACCTGCTGCTCGGTGATGCGCAGATTGCTCGCCACCGGCCGGGTCTGCAGCAGAGAGCCATTGGGTGCCGGGATGTACTGGCCTGACTCGACGTACCGCCAGAATTCCGGGCCTTCCGGTACAACCGAAACCGATGCGCCCTTGAGGTCGGACTCTGGCTCGATGCCCACCACACGGACGCGGTAGCCCGGCGTCTGCTTAAAATCGAAGATCCAGATGGTGTCGTGGGCGGGGTTCTCGGCGGTGTTGCCCGGCAGCGGTGCGTCAGCAGGCCAAGGATCAGCCAGCCGGATCTGGTCCGTCTCTCCGGCGAAGGCGGCCACCCTGAAAACGCGATATACCAGCTCGCCAGGAATGCGCAGCCCGATGAAGCTGTTGCCCGTGGCTGGCGCGCGCACCTGATCGTCCAGCGTCAACACCACGGTGGATCCATCCCGGGTGGCCGACACAAGCCTGCCGCCGAAGCCCCACTGCGTCAGGTCGTGCTGCAGCGCCAGCACCGACATGCGCCGGTAACTCAGGTGCTCGATATCGGTGCTGAAGGAGATGTCCTTGTACTGGTACAGGGACTGCGCCAAGTGATACCGCGCCATCTTGGCCGCGTGTTCCTCCGTGGTGATGCCCTCACCCGACACCTGGGCCGGGTTCAGCATGGTCTGGACACCTGGCGCAGTCACCCTGAGCGTCTTGCTCGACCAGTCCGAACGGTCCACGTAGGTGAACTCGATGCCATCGGCCGCATTGGCCAGCGTGTAATCGATCTGGAACTGCCCCTTTTTGATCGTGGCCATATTGACCACGCCCGACAGCGGCTGCTCATCCGCCGCCCATACGACCGACAGTCGACCGGCCGCCCAGGTCACGTTGCCAAAGCCTGCGAGTGCGATCGCCTGCAGCACGTCGTCATGGCTGCGCGTGTCACGAATCACATTGTCGTAGGTGTACTTCGAGGCCGCGCAGTGCAGCATGAATGCCTGCAGCGCCGCGATATCGATCTGGGCGTCCAGCAAGCCCAACCCCGCGATCAGGTTCCCGCCTGGATCGCGAATGCCGCGCGCGTACGCAAGGATCTGGGCGCCCGGGTTGCTGGTTTCTTCGGTATCCCACTGGCTGCCCTTCCACACCGGGATCGGCGCGGCATAGGCGACACAGCGCAGTTCGTCAGGAGCCCCGTTGAGCTGGCCAGTGGCCTTGATTCGGATGCCGATGCGGGGGATACCCGCGTAGCTCGCCGTGTCGGTCCGGATGCTCTTCAGGGTCGACCACGTGAAGTCGCTGGTGGCTCCTGAGCCGTCCGTATTCCGACCCGCAATGCGCGCCCGCACCTCGTACTGTCCGGGCTCAACGTCCAAGGCGTACGTGCGCCGCTGTTGCTTCTGGCTCTGGCTGATCAGGGGGAAGTTGCCGAACACACGCCAGTCGGTAGCCCCAACCGATCGGTACTGGACTTGGATTGTTTCCTGGTTGTCCTTCGGCTTTCCCTTGCTGGTGGTGTCGAACAGCATGTAGTCGAAGTCGAGCTGCAACCGGATGGTGCTGGGCGAGCTGGTGCGCTGAACCCATGCGCTGGGCGTGCCCTTCTCCGCCGTCAGCGCCCCGCCCGCGAGAGTATCGACGTTGCTGTAGAGCGGGATCTTCTCATCCGGCATGCGAGGGAAGCCGCTATGCCAGACCTGCACGCCTTCAAAGGTCGAAAGAAGGGCCTCCCCATTGAACATCGCCTCAACGCGCGCCACGTTGATGCCAGGCGTCAGCACCATGGCCATGAACTGGTCGTTGGCCTCGTAGAACGAGTAAGGCTGGCTGGCGATGTCCGGCGCAATGCGAATGTTCCCTAGTACCAGCGGCAGCGGTTCATACGGACGCGCCTGGTTGCGAGCCGAGCCGATCGTATAAACGGTAGCCGCATCGCTTTCGTACTGCTTGGGCTTTTTCGGCCCCAAGACCTTGTTGATCAGCAGCGACCCGACCGCATAGATCGCGGCCTGCGCCATCCCGGCCGCCATAGCGCTGTATCCGGCAGCGACCATGGCCGTGCCTACACCTGCAGTAAAGATGGTCAGGGCGACCATGGCGACGATCAGCAGCGCCGTGCGCCCGACGGTTCCACGAACTTCGATGACCGTGCCGCCCTTGGGCCTCACCTTGTCGATGATCTGGTGTGGCACACGGACGCCGTTGATCCGTACCTCCCACGCATCGCTCCCGTAATCGGGCACTGTCCTGGCCAGGAAATGCCCCAGCGTCTCCCGCGGCAGCATCTCTGCGGCGATCCGCTGCTGGCCCTCCAGCGTCACCGGGTGGGGCGTGACAACCAGGGACGGCGGGCACGCAGAGAGCGCGTTCAATTCATCCATTCGTAAAATCCCTCGATTCTCAGCCCAAAGTCGGGCAGATCACGGACGCGGTGCAGGACGGCACATCCGTTCTTTTCGTTGGCGTGGAGCACCCACGCCTCATGGGCAAGGAAAAAGAAAACCCCGGCATGGCCGGGGCGTTTCTGCAGCACTTCGATCATCAGCACAAGGTCGCCATCGACCGGCGGACCCTCCCGGGGTTTGGCGAAGGGCTTGGACAACTCACCCAGCTCGGCGGCGCCCTGCACGCCCCGAGGGCGCCTGCCAGGCACCACCACCTCACGACCGAAGAGCTCCCGCTGGACGAGCATCACCAGGTCGGCGCAGTCGAAGTCGTCGGCGCTATAGCGCAGGCCGACGTAGCGCTCCACATCTACCAACTTCACGTGAATATTCCCGGGAGCGTGAACTGGTTTGCCCTGAGTTTCACCGCCTGCTGCCGCATGATGTAGTCGACACCGCACTGCGCCGATGCCGTCGCTCCGGTGATGGTCACGCTGCTCACCGGTAGGAAGTAGTCGCGCTCGATCGTGTTGGGGTCTGCCCGATCAGAGACCATCAGCCTAGCCATCAGAACCTCGTTGGGACCGATGGACTCGAGATCTTCGGAGATACCGCGGCCGACGTTGTCCACCACCAACTGCGCGCGCGGGGTCTGGCCCTTGGTGTCGTTCGGCAATTTGAAGTCGAAGGGGGCGCCGAGATAGACGACGCCCTTGCTGGTCCAGTCCTGTGTGTCGTTGACGATGCGGAGAGGGTTGGGAAGAGACGGCGCGGAGATCTCGAGGAACAACAGGATTCCGGATGTATCGGTCACGCGCTGCCGGCGCTCGGTAAAGGTCGTCATCGCAAGTACTCCACAACCGCGTCCATCCGATAGTCACCGGGCAGTTTTTCATCCGGCACCAGATCGCCCAGTGCACCGTTCTCGAACCGGGCCGTGATCTGCTTGCCCGTAAACGGGTGAATCATCGTGAACCAGCCAATGCGCTTGATGTCTCCCATGTACCAGGTGTCGAACGTCTCCCAATCCACGATGCTGCTGAAGTACAGCACCATGGCCTGCTTCACGAGCACCTGCGTGTTCAGCAGGCGCTGCTTTGGCACACCCCGCTCCATCTCTGTCCTCAGCACGGACGGGTCAAAGGAGCGCTTTTGTCCGTCGAACATCACGCGGGCTACGACAGGAAGCGAAGCCATCAGACACTGTCCTTCAGGCCGAATCGGCCTTTCATTCCCGAATACGTGGCACCGGATCCACCTGCGATGCGGCCACCGATGAAGCTGTCAACCTGGCCAAGCAGAACATCGATGTCGAATCCACCCTGCTCGTTACGGCTGGCCGATGCGGTGGTGCCTTCCGGCGCGTTCAACACACGAACGTTGATGGATCCGCCGGAGAAGCCGGAGGGCGCACCTCCGCCTACAGGGCCCCCGTCTGCATAGCCGCGCAGGCCCTGCCGCATGGCCTCAACGATGCCAACGCCGCCGGCGCGGGCGACGTCAGCCTGAGACCAGACCACTTCGCCCTTGTGTACGACGCCCGCAGGCTCGTTCACAGCACCATTGCCGGTGTATCCACCGGAGGAGTACCCGCCACCCAGGCGCATTTTCTGGAACAGCTCGTTGTTGATGCTGCTGGTGCCGGAGGTGACGGCCTGATTTCCGGCTGCCGTGACACCGCCGCCCCACATGCTGGCAAAGGCATTGGCCACACCCATGGTGGCCTGCCGGGCGGCTATTCGAGCCAGGTCGGCAAGTACCGACCTGGTGAGGTCGGAGAAGCTGAGCTTGCCAGTGGTCGTGAACTTTACCCAGGCATCTTCGAATCCACCGATTACGCCGCCCACCGCGCTGCCCATCTGCTCGGCGTAGTTGCTCGCCTCCTGCTGATAGTTGGCCCACGCAGCGGCCGCCCCAGACAGCCAATTGCCTTCAGCTTGGCGCAGTTCCTCATAACCGTCCTTGATCAGCTGCAGCCGGTCGAGCGTCTTCGCGTGAAGAAGCGCCTTCTCCTCCTCAAAGGTCACTTGGTCGATCTGATCAGCGTTCCGTTGAAGGCTCAGTTCCCTGAGCTTGTCCGCTTCATCTGCAATGGCGTCGTTGATGCGCTGCTGAATCTCATACTCGCGACCACCCATCCCAACGCGTTGTGCCTGGGTTGCCAGCTGTCGTGCAAGAGCTGCGTTGCTGGCATCGAGTGCTCCAGCGTAGGCCTTGACCGCATTCTCACGAGCCTTCGCGGTCTTTTCCTCCTCGGTCTTGAGAACATCCAGAGCCGCGGCGCCCTCGATGCGCACCTTTGTAAGCCGTGCCTCCAGTTCGCCGATCTGGCGGTTCACACCGATTGCTTCCTTGCCCCCCACCGTCTGCTTTTGCAGATAGTCGATCTGCTGCTGCAATGACCTTGCCTGCGCTTCAGTGCTCTCCTGTGCGAATTCGCGCATCCGACTGTAGTACTCGGGAGCAGTAATTTCGCGTGCCGAGAATTGCGCACGCAGCAGTTGTGTGCCGGCAGTAATCTGGGCCTGCTCAGCGATCAGGTCATCTTTGTAACCTTGCAAGCCTGCAGCGCGCGTCGCCGAACCGTTTCCGGCCTTCGGCTTCTCTTTGTACTTCCTCTCGATCGCGGCAACAGCTGCCGATCGGCGTTCTTCGATTGCCCGGACCTCATCCAGTAGGCCGGATGCCTGTGCCGTGCGACGGGCAACCTCAGCCTCGCCATTGATGCGCTGGACCTCCTCGCGCTTCTTGTCCTCTTTGCTGGCCTGAGCGCCGATGATGGCGTCCATTTCGGCGACGAAGTCCGTCGATGCTGCTTGCGCAGCCTTAACTTCCGCGTCTTTCCGCTCTTTAATCAAGTCGGTCGCTAGTGCTTTGATTTTGGCAGACCGATCCTTCACGTCCTTCTCGAGAGCCGAGATGACCATGGGATTTTGAGCCCTGGGGTCATCCGATGCCGCCAGTGCATTCAGCCGGGCAACGTCACGACGGTTGTCGGCAAGCATCTTCTGCATTTGGTCGGCCTGCGGACCAAAGCCTGCATTCACCTGCATTGCATTCCAGGCCTTTGTGGCTTCCGTCCACAAGTCCTTGAAGCCGCGGATCACGGGGTTCTGGCTGGCGCGGACCTTTGCCAGCGCAATGACGGTTTCGTCTGCGGCTGCGCGGGTGATTACGGTCACCGCGTCCTGGTTACGCCCCTGCTCCTGCAGCGCCTTGACCTGCTCATAGAGCGCCACGGTCATGAAGTTGACCTGCTCGTTGAGTTTCTGGGCATTCTTGACCGGGTCTTCAGCCAACTTCGCATACAGCGTGATGGTGTCCTCCAGCGCCTGTCCGGTGATCTCCTTCATGGCCACCGCGGCGTTCGCAACGGCCTGAAGGTTCTGCGTGGCGATCTTTCCGTTCGATCCGACGGCCTGCGCCGCCTCCGCACCGGCGCCCGCAGACACCTTCAGCGCATCGCTGGTCTTCTGCGCCATGTTCACCAACGTCAGCGTCGTTGCAGCCGCCTCGTTGCGCGACAGCACCAGCGCTTTGGTGTACGCCTCAGTCTGCTTCTCTGCGCTGTACCAAGCCACCACCACCAAGCCAACGGCAGCGGCGGCCACGGTGTAGGGAGTGACCAAGCCCAGCAGCGCGGACGACACGCCCTTCAGTGCCGGCTCGACGCCGCCGAAGCTGTCCTTGATCTGGCCACCCTGCTGCACCAGCACCGTGAAGAACGGCATGCCGCCCTGCAAACTGGTGAAGATGTCGGTGAACTGCGCAGGCAGCTGACGCATCGCCTGCGCGGTCTGGCCGGCGGAGACGCCCAGGTCGGTGATGTTGTTCTTTGCCGGCAGCGGCCGGGCCGCCTCCGTACGCACCTCGCGCAGCTGCCGGGTGAGCACACCCAGCCCCTGCCTGATGTCAGCCAGGTCTGCACTGATACGGACGCGCAGATTCGCTGAAGGGTCAGCCATGAGTGGTGGTTCCTTGTTTCTGCTGCGCCGTGGCCTGGCCGCTCAATGCGGCCAGGTACTTCTGCCAGTCCGCCGGCTCCGCACCCATCGCCATGCGAGTGGCCACGGCGAATTGGGTGACTCGATCGAGGTCATCCCGAGCGGCGGCCTCCATGAAGCCGCGCAGCTGCGCCAGGGTGTATGTGATTACGTCTGGCAAACGGTGACCGCGGGCGATCAGGTACTGGACGACGTCGCCGAGTCCGTACTGTCTTCCGCCTGCGGCTTGGCCTGCATCAGAAGACGACGCAGGCGATGGGCGAAAAAATCGCGATTGAGCCCGACGACTGCCTCGAGCAAGTCGGCGACTTCGTCCAGGGTGCCTCCGGCGATCCATTCCGCGTCACGGCCAACAGCAACGGCCAATGCAGCAGCAAGCTCTGCGCTGTCCTGCTCGAGCAGGTCCAGCAAGATGGCACCGGTGGCGGCGGCCGGTGCCGTATCGACCGCGCCGGCCATCATCGCCACCCGGGCGATGATGGTGCGGCTGGCCGTGATGAAGGGCCCGATCTGCAGCAGGCGAAGAGGGGTTACCTGCACTAGTTCGCCGCGAAAGCGCACGGTACGAGTCGGCGGGATGATCACGTCCAGTTCCGACACGGCTTACTTCTCCTGCTGCCAGTAGAAGTATGCCGAGATGTCCTGGCCGGTGGCCTTGGCGTTGTCCTTCAGCAGCTTGCCGGGCACGCTACCGGCACCGAACTCGTTGCCAATCAGGCCCATGCTCTCGATGACGCCGCCGGAGACCTTGTGCGCGGCCACGCGGACCATCTTTCCGCCACGAGCTTCATTGGCGCCGTAGAACTGAATCTCGTAGAACTTCTGCGAGGTGACCGCCGCTTCAACGTGACCCAGGTCCGCGTTCTTGAAGGTGACCTTGATGTTCGGCGTACCGGCCGCGGAAGGTGCTGCGATCGTTGAGCCTGCCGGGATGTACAGCATGCCTCGCTCGAAGCGGTAGTCCTTGCCGGCCTCATAGGTCGCCGTGCGGGCCGCGGCTTTACCCGGGGTCACCTCGCTCGCCAGACGCGACAGGGGCACAAAGCTGCCCGGCACGGCCAGCACCAGCTCATCGGTAACGGTGCCAGCAGCAATGCTGGTCGCCTTGCCGCGAGTTGCCCGGGCGAAGTTTGCCGGGTTGAAGTCGTGGAAGGTGTAGTTGAGGTTGTAGCCGGTCACGCGGTCGACGCTATTGGCCGTGCCGCCGCCTGGATTCTGGTTGTCAGCCAGTTCGATGGTGTTGGTCTGCGGCGCGATGGCGAACGCAGAGACATTCCCGACTTCCACGAACGGCTCTTTGCTGTTCCACTCGCGGATCAGGACGATGCCGCTGCCCAGGTAGCTGTAATCTTCGGTCATGGTGGCTCTCCAGATGGGTTGCCGCTGTGCGGCGGGTTATTTCTTGGGGATGTGGGATTGCTAGGTGAGCAGTGCGCCCACCCAGCCGGCGCTGGCCTTCTCCGGCATCAGCGGCTCCATGCCGACGTACACCGGCACCTGGATGCCATCGGGGAAGTTCCGGGCCACTTCGCGGCTGTCCATGGCCGCCTCGATATCGGTCACCAAGTCGTCCAGCGCCTGTTGGTAGCCCTCCGTGTTGGCTGGCACCTTGGCGATGACGCTCACGGTCGTCAGACGGTGTGTGGTGGCCTTGGAGGGGGCCTCCGGGCGCTGCTGCTTCTCGATCACGGCCGTCAGCACTGCCTGGGTGTCCTGGTCGCCCGGTGTCGGTTCCAGCGTCCACCCGACACCGGCATCGGTCAGGTAGCCGTTCTTGGTGCTGATCAGCCGCAGCGTTGTGCCCATGGCGACCAGCAGCTGGCGCCGAGGGCTGGGGATAGGCTCAGACACTGGCCACCTCCCACACCGCCGTCGACTCGTCGGCACGGATCTTCTGCACCAGCTTGAGCCGGCGGCCGGTGCCGTCGATTCGTACCACGCCACCGGTGCGCGGAGTGATCTCGGCCAGCTGCAGCGTGACCCGGTCGATGGTGGTCGCGATCGGCGCCACATCATCCGCTGTGAACTGCTCGACGCCCTCGTCCAGCAGCACCGTGCACGGCACCCCTGCGGAGGTGCCGGGCTCGTGGTAGTGGGCAGCATCGGCAACGCCGGCTGCGCGGAAGGCTCCGAACGCAATTGCGTCGAGGGCCTGCATGAAAGCTCTCTGGTTCAAGGCAAGGGCCTCGCGGTTTCCATGGCCTTCTCCAGCTCGCGCTTCAGGAAGAACGGCATCAACCGCCTCCAGGTGTCCTCGGCCATGCCGAAGATGTCGTATCGCGGGGTGTAGGCGGCTGTGTTGGTGAAGATGAAGATGGATCGGACGCCGGATCCGCGCCCGATCCGCTCATAGATGCCCGGGCGCAATGAACCGCGGCGCTTGGTGATCACGAAGTACTCGCCATCACGGTTGTTGCCCCTGCCCCGTCGCCGCTTCCGGCTGACAGTGGTCTGGTTCTGGTATCGGTCTCGCTGGGCGCCAAGCTGCGACAGAATCTTGGTGACCTGGCCGGCCGGCACGTTGCCGAACTGGTTCTCCTGGGCGCCGCGCCCCATTACCGCAAACTGCGTCGGCGACAACAGGCCTCGGCTTTGCAGCAGCCGCTCGAAGCCCTTCCGGCGCCTTTGGCCGCCATCCACCTCGGCCAGAAGGTACTTCGCCGGTGGCGTGCCCTTGAATGCCTCGTCCCGAATGAAGATTTCTGCGTAAGGCTGCGCCCTGGTTGCCTTGCGGTACATCGCCGCATTGACCGTTAGCGGCGTCGGCCGGTCGAATACCCGCGGCGCCTGGCGCTTCCAGCGCTCGCGGATCTCGTAAGCCACCTTGTTGGCGGCCTGCGATGCGGCGTAGGGCAGTTGGGACTGTTCCAGCTCGGTCAGCTGTCGCCCGAAGGCATTGTAGGGATCGACCCCGATCCTGATCTGGGCCATACAACCTCCTGCCCGGCCCGCCGAAGCGGGCCAGGCACCACTGGTTTACTTCGAGCCGGCCTTCAGGCGGATCACCGCATCCGGTCGGGTGTTGATGTTCAGCGGGTTGGACTGGCTTTCCAGCTGGATGCCCTTGTCCATGCGCATCTTCGCGGTCTTGGTGTAGTACGGCAGGCCGATGCCGCGCACCGTCTCCAGGTAGTCCGCCGGGGCGAAGCGGGTCAGGAACATGTCCGGCACACCCAGCGGGAACGCGATCGCTTCGCCTTCGGCCAGGGCGAGCTCACCACCGGTGTTGCCCTGAAGCTCTTCAAAGGTGATATCGCCGAAGACAAAGCCCTTGCGAACGTCATCGCGCAGCGCGGCACCGTCCTGCCAGCGCTCGTAGGCCTTTTGCACGTCCGGGTGGTCGGTCAGTGCGTCGAAGAAGCCAGCGCTGCAGAACACATGGATGCCGGTGTAAGGGATGCCGCCCAGCTTTTCCTCGATGGAGCGCTTTACGGCCATGCATTTCGCGCGGACCTTGCTGGTGTCCTTGTTCAGCTCCATGGCGATAACGGTCTGCTCGACACCGAATTCATCGTAGAAATCGATGATGATCGAGCCGTCGGCGTCGAGTAGCTTGCCCTGCAGCGCGCCCATGCGGTGGTACTCGATGGTGAAGTCCAGGTCGCGCTTGTGCACCACCTGAAGCGCGTTCACCACGGCGGCAACGTTGTTGCCTTCCGGGTCGGCCGGGTCATAGACACCCAGCAGCTGGTCAGCCATGACCGGACCAGCACCAGCTTGGTGCCGTTGATCCCCACCTTGACGATGGTGGTGCCGACCAGGCCCTGTTCCTGGAACAGGCCCATGTCGGCCAGCCGGGTGGAGATGCGCGGCAGGTTGTTGATGTGGGCGTTCAGGGCATCGAAGCTCAGCACGCCCAGCGCCAGAAGAATCTGCAGATCCATGGTGATTTCTCTCTCGGAATGGGATACGAAAAGGCCCCGCCGAAGCGGGGCCAAGGGTCAACGGGTGGAAGGGGCGATGCTCGGCGGTCAGCCGCCGGCGGCGGCGATGGTGATGGTGTCGGTGGTCGCTTCGTCCAGATCGGCGGCGGTCACCTTGAGGGTGTAGTCGCCGGCGGCGCTCAGCGTCGCGGCATCCCAAGTGATGACGCCACCAACGGCGGCCTTCGCACCGCCGCCGGTCAGGTTGCCGGTGCCGGTGGCCTTGGCCAGGGTGGCACTGACGGTGCTGCCGGTGACCAGAGCGCCGAAGACGTCCTTGACGTGCGCCACGACCGGGCCCAGCGCCACGCCTGCAGTGCCGGTCACCGGCACGGACACGAACACCAGGTGATCGGCGGCGTTCGATGCGATCGGCTGCTGCGTCCAGCGGGTGATGATGCCCGACTCGGCCAGGCTCAGCGCGGCCAACAGCTTCTGGTCAGCGGTGACGCCGTCGGCCCAGACCAGCTTTTCGCCGAACACTTCGGCATCGCGCGCGATCGCCGCGCCCTTGACGGCCAGCGCCGCGGAATCAGTGCCAGTGTCGATCGGGCCATACAGCACCTTCACCGCGTCGGTGCCGTTGGCAGCGACGGTGTTGTCTGCCTTGAGCAGGGTGCCGGCGGACAGCATTCCCTGCCCGGCCGGCAGACGGATCAGTTCGCGGCTGCGCTCGCCGCCCGCTTCGGACAGGAGGAATTCGCCGGTACGGGTGCCGGCCAGGGAGATTTCCATCGTCAGTTACCTCGTTGCTTGTAGATGTGATTGGGATTCAGCTTCGCCTTGTTGTCGGCGGCGCGTTGGTCGGCCATGGAAGCCGGGTGTGCGGTGACGACCTGGGTGCTGCGGCCTTCCTCCGCCTTCATCGACAGCAGCTGTGCACGCACCGTGTCGAGGTCGGTGCTCTTCTCGATCAAGCTGGCAGCGAGGGTGTCATCGCCACGCAGCGCCGCAGCACAGGCGTCCTGCACTGCGGTCGCGTACTCGATGGCGCTGGCCGCGGGTTCGCCCTCCTTCAGGGGCCGGCGCAGCAGGGCCACCGCGAGCGCCGGCGGCAGCTCACTGGTTGCGACCGCAGCTGCCAACGCAGCAGCCGGGTTCTCCACTACGGCTGCAGGCGGCGTGGGTGC